GAAAAGTCGACGTTTCGCAACACGTTCAAGCAGCACACCAACTTTGTGATGTATCAGAGGGTCACTCCTTTTCCACCTGGAAATCCATCCTACCAAGGCCGGACATATACTATCGAGATCTTGCCAACAGAGGTGGGTCATCTCATTTCGAACATGTACTTCACTTGCACAATTCCAGCTACAAATTTTGGATTGAATGAAAACATCGGCCGGGCTCTCATCAAGCAGGTGGATTTCATGGTGAATGAGACGGTCGTCGAGACGCTCTATGACGACTGGTACATTATCCGGGACCAGGAGTTTCTGGACGCGGATGAGCAACTTGGCATGTACAATATGGTCGGCGGATACAACTCGAATATCACAGCCACATCCAACGTCAGCGTCGTTTGCCCACTCGAGTTCTTCTTTTGCCGTCGGCACTCCCATGCAAATAAAGGACGCGAGCGTCTTCGCAAGCCCTATTTCCCTATATGCGCCATGTGGAACCAGAAGCTCTACATTCGGTTCACCTTCCACCCAAGCGCCTGGTGGTCGAACAGCGCATCGACATTCGATTTTACGAACCCGGCCCTTTTGACGGAGGAAATCCTTCTAGATAATGCCGAAAAGCTCTACTACCAGAACACACCCCTACGGTACATAGTAAACCGCGTGAAAAAGGAGACGCCCGTGGCCTTTGGAGCCAGTGGCGTTTCTGGCATCTTCTCGGCCAGCACGGCGCAGATCGTCCAAGCGACCGTCAACCAGACGAGCATCCAGCTCTCTGCAAGCTTCCCCGTGCAGAGCATATTCTGGTTCTTCCGGAGTCGTTCGTATGAGTCGGTCACGAGCTCGAACGTCCAGACGGCGGGTCAGCCCGATGGAAGCTACTATAACCAGCGCTACAACTACGGATACACAACCGACTATATCAAGACTGGTGTGAGCGTCGCTTGGCCTTCATCCAACAACACACCCACGAATTTCATCGATCCTATTTCGACAGCAAAAATCACCCTCAACAACATCGATATCCTGAGCACCTTCCAGGGGAGTCTTTATTACACGTACAAGCAGCCCATGGAGCACGGGTTATCCGTGCCCTCGAGAAACATCTACACGTACTCGTTCGGGCTCACGCCGGCCGAGTACAATCAAGGAGGGTTTCTCAATTTTTCAAAGTTAAATTCGCAAACAACTTCACTCACCATCACATTCAACCCTACATATGCTACACAGATTTCACAAGGGTACAACCTGTATCTATTTTACTATGGATATTCTGTCCTGGAATTTCGAGAGGGATTTGCCCGCTTGGCATTTTCTTGAGGTGGCTGATGATCCCGTTGGTGATGCACCACCGGATGAAATTGAGCTGGGCCACCGTGGTGGTGCGGCCCTGGAAATCGATCCGGGCCGTACGGCAAAAAGGATCGAAGAGCTTCTTGGAGTAGCCGTCCAGACTCGACTTGTAGGCCACGTGTACCGTGAACATCTTTCCGTTCGGTGCGGTATACGTGACGTGCTGCGTCTTGGCGTAGTTTGTGACGAACCACTCGAGTTTGCGCAGAGAAGGGATGCCCTTGGCACTACTCCGTCCCAAAATGTCACCGAGTTGCTGCTGGTTCTCGGGAACCGCGTAGAAGCGCTCTAGGCTCTCGAGAAGAACTTGTGATTTAGCCATTAATAATTTTATGCGCGAATTCTCTAAGCTTCCCAAGGTGGTGGAGGCTCAGCCTCCTGAACGGGTTCTGGAGCTTGCTTTTGAATAGGCGCCTGTTTCTGGTGGAACCCACAGTACCCGTTTTCCCTGGGGGCCTTTAGACAACGCTTATTGCTCTTGAGTAGGCCCTTGCAGAATATGCACTCGAGACCGACAGTGTCCTTCACGAGCCTCCCCATAGGAATCTCGTACAGTCGTGAGATGACGCAAAGCACGTTAGTCAGCTGAAGCTGCACGCGACTGGCCACCTCCTCCTCGATTAATTCGAGGATCCGTTTCTCCATACTCTATACAGAGACGAGACCGTTTAAGTCGGCGCGGCCGCCTTGGCGAAGCGCGCCAGGAACGCTCTGCGGGCATCCGCCTCGGCCCCAGAGGCCGCCTTGACCATGAAGCGCTTGTCGAAGATTGTATCGGCGCTCACGAGCGGCTCCAAAAGGTCCTGGACCGGCTTCTTGAACTGATTCGTGAAATAGTACTGGTAATCGATCGCCAGACCCTTTTCCTGTACCCATGCGGGATCTTCCGCCTTTTCGTACATCCTGCCTTCACCCTTGATGATCACAAACGGCACTCTGTCACCCTGTTGCGGCTCTGACCCGGGTGCCCGAGCCTTGATCTTGTCGCGGACCGCCACGTGGGCCATAGGGACCTTGTACGCGGATGCGAGCTGCTTGCTCATCAAGAGCTTCTCCATGGGCACATTGCCCTGCATCAAGTTTCGGGCCGCCTCGCGCGCCGTCTCTATGACCGGACGCGGATCGCTCGATTCGAGGATCTGGCCGAGGAGCCCTTTGAGCGTCTCGCGCACGAAAGGACAGCTGTCCCGCCGGACCACCTGGAGACCCTTGACGTCAATCTTCTTGAAGACCACGGCACCCGTCTTGTCCTTTTCGTACATCTTGGCCGCGTAGCGCTTCTTCGAGTACAGAAAGTACGGGCAGTAAACCTTCTCGAGTTCGAGGTCGTTTGGCGCCTTGAAGAGCTTCGTGCACTGCTCGGCCGCAATCTCCCCTTGCTGCCAACTGTAATCGATCGCCTCTTGCCCCTTTCGACCCTGGACGTCAAACTCGACCATGACGCTGTCCGTGTTTTTCACAATCATGCACCCAACACCGGCTTGGAAGGTCCCGGCTTCCGTCTCGAGGTCGTAGACGAAGCCGTCCCACGATTCGTCGAGGATCTCAATCTTTTTGATGGCATCCGGGTCTTTTCTTTGAGAAGCCTTGGTCCAAGTGAGACGGAACACATTAGGTTTGTCGGAACGCGTGTTGAGCGACACGTTGAAGCACCCCATGTGTCGCAAGAATATGTAATACCACTGGGCCGTCACCTGGTTCTTTGTATCGATGCGATGGCATCCTATTTTTTCGGCATCCTTTCGGCATCCATCAGCCGCCCACAAGCCGTCCAGAAATGATTTAGCGTTTAGACCAAATGCCTTGATGGGGACCTTCTTAGCCTGGCCATCATAACACGTGGCGCGATACTTGCGGACCAGATCTACGACCGACCCTCTCCGTGGAGACAGCTTGTAAACGCCCGAGCTCTCAAGAGTATTCATAATAACAAAGTCGTACCCTGTGTGAATTTTCTCACAGTATTCTTTGCATTTTTCGAGAAGATTAAGATCCTTGTTATTTATGGCCCATGTCGACTTGGCACCCGAAGGGCAGTCGTACGACCCACACGAGCCGTCACCGACGAACATGCCCAAAATGAAAGCCTCCTCGACCGAACACACTTCATCGAACCCGAGGCTCTCCGGAAAAGAATGATATAGCTTCTGGCCAACCTGAACATCCGTGGGCTTTAGGAGGCTCAGGTCCGGTCCCAAGAGCGAGTGGTCCTCGGTAACATCCACGATACCAGTGTGAGTTAGGATCCTGTATATCTTCTTAGCACACTTGTGACGAATGACGCGCTTGATGGGTTGCCATCCATCGTGTGTCCACGCCTCTACATGGGTCAGTGTAGACTCTTCCTTGTCGGCGCCCTGCTTGAGGAACCCTGGATACTCTACCCAGTCGACTCCTAGAGACTCAATTGTCCTAACGCTGACGCCACCAGCTATACGGACAAGCACGGGAGTTCCCGGCATTACGGAATCACCATACCTCACCTTTGCGCCTGGAAAGTGGGCCTCGACGTAATTCTTAGTCTCCTCGATCATTTGTCGACCGCGCATCGTCACGGTCGACGCGATGGCGACGAGCGGAAGCATACCCTTGGAAGCGCCCGTGAAGCCGTAAATCGAGTTCATAGAAATCTTGTAGGCCAACTGTTGACCGTTGTAGACCGCCTCCATGGGCGTTCCTTCCGCCTGAGCCATCAGCTTCTTGGCCTTTTTGCGAAACGCCTTGAGGTCCATCAAGATGACTGGGAGAAGGGAACAGACGGCCGCGCCGTCTGTGGACCGCTGCGCAAACCGATGCGATCCAAACTGTTCGTACTGAACGCCTGGTAGATTGTCGTACCGGGCATCCATCACTAGCGACGAGTAGCACAGGTTGTGGGCGCACATGATGCTCGGGTACAGACTCGCGAAATCGAGGGCTGTGATTGGTCCATAGTACGCCCCGGCCTGCGCCTCGAGCACCGTCGCACCCTCGTAGCCCTCGT